AGCTTTATCTACTCTTTTTCTAAGTATATCAATAGTAGGATCTAAAGCTGCACTATAATCAATAGTAGAGCCTAGCTTTGCTTGACTAAGTGCAGCGCTTGCTGATAAAATAGGATTTGTTGTTGTAGTTTTTTTTGCCATGTTCTATGAAAATTCGCTGTTTGGAGGAGGTTGGTTTATATTATAAGGATCAAAATAATCATTACCGATTTCATTAAAATCGAAGATATTGTTTCCATCTCTCTCTCTCTTTCTTCTTTCATCATCTTCTGCCATGCCTTCTTCACCAACGCGTCTAATTTCTAATAAATTTTCTTCCCTTTCTTTTTCTCTTTTTTCTTCTTCTTTTTCTTTATCTTTAGGCTCTACCCCACCCGCATATTCTATACCAGCAGCCACTAAGTTGCCAACGCCGCCTGTTATAGCTGCATTAGCATCGTTTAATAGTTTTTGCTGAACAGCTTGATCTTGTAAAGCCAGTGAAGTTAAAGTTTCTTGTCTTCTTTGTTCTTTAGCGTTTACTGCAGCATCAATTTTTAATTGAGCGCCAGCAGCTAGTCTTTGATTAGCAGCTTCTTGTTTAGCAGTTAGAGCTTGAGCGGCTTGCGCTTGTTTAGCGCCTTGTCTAGCTATAGCTGTGGCTAGTGAAGCGGCGCCTGCACCTGTAGCGCCTTGTTGTAGTCTAGCTAAAGTATTAGCTTGTTGTTGAGCTTGTTGTTGATTTGCTAATTGTTGAGCTTCTGTTGATGCTGTAAGATCTTCGTAAGGATTTTGTATTCTAAAATCAAAGTTTTCGTAAGATCGCATCCTATTTTCTGCTAATATTTCAGCATCTTCTAAGGCGCCTTTAGCATCAGCACGCTGTTGAAAACCTTGAAATATTTGTACACCTGCTTTAATGCCTTGAGCTAAAGCTAAAGCTGCAGCTGGACCTAATTTCATTGGTGATTTTTTGTTTTCTGCCATTATAATTTAATTATATCTATTAATAATTACACTTATTTACTGCTTTCTACAACGCCAGCTGATAATGAAAACATTTCAGCAAACTCTGTAGAGTTATTCCTTATTTTTGCTTCTGCAAAGTACCCTACTAGCGATGATAAGTTTATAGCATTGTCTTGGCTAAAAAATATATAATCGTTAGTTGTTGGTAAATTATATAAATTACTTGTTTCTACTGTCATTGTATAAAAATCAAAGCTAGTAGTAGTTTCAGCGCCACCTGTAAAAGCATTAGGAAAAGATGATGTTATACTATCCATATCGCCAATAAAGTCTTGAACTGGTAGATTACCACCTTCACCGGCTACAGCTTGTGTCATTGTTACTGTATCGTTAGTAGCACTTGTTGTAGATAAAGCACAAGTTATAGCACTACCCGCTGCAAACTCAATAGCGCTTTTAAAATTAGCAGCTCTTCCAGCAGCAGTAGCAGACTCTGCCATAGCGATAATAGGTGTATTATAGTTGTTAAAACTTACCACTAATCCAGCTTGAACTATTTGATTTTGAGTAAAACCACTTCCTGGCTGATATATAATACTAAAAGTTGATGGTCCATTAGTAGCGCTTATTTCTGGAAAATCTGCTATGTTAGGATAACTATTGCTAGATACAGTACTATTAGCGGTAAAACTAACTATAATATTACCTGAAGTAAAAGCTTCGTCACTAAAAACAGTTACATGAGTAGCTTTAACAGCTGAAACACTAGAAGAGTTTTGAAAGCCAAAACTTGTTATAGTGCCCATATTAACTATTTGATCAAGACTTGACGATGTATTAAACCCTCCGTTTGAAGTAAAACTAGAGTTAGATATATAGTAAGCACTATCACCGACTTGTGCGCCAGTAGACTGTGGATCAAAACTAAAAAATAATGTTGTTATAGGCATAATATTAATTTTTAAAGTACTTCTTCAGGAGTGTAAGATGAGAAAATTAATTTTTTCGTAAGTCCAAAGCCGTTTGTCATAGTTACCATTAAAACCCAAGTTCTAATATTACTACTTCCATCTAATACTTGACTTGCAGTGCTTGTATTAACTCTAACTTCTAGTGTTTTAACGCCATTGCTCATACCAATATTACCTTCTATAAGCTTTATACTATTAAACCAATTTACATTGTTAGCAGCTATAAGCCCAGTGTTAGTAAAACCTTGAAGAGTATCGATTGAAACGCCTTCAACATTTGTTAAGTTTTGAGTAAAATTATATACAGTTGCTGGATCATCATTATAGTAATATTCAGCGCTGTCTATAGTAGGAGTAGGGCCTGAATAAGCTAAATCATATTTTCTAGTTAAAGCTCCACTAGAACTAAGACCTATAACTAATTGATTATTTTGAGTGTAGTTAACGTATTGATTTGCAAGTTGATTTTGCAACTCTAGCGCTGTTAAATTCCCATTAATAATATTAGTAAAATAAAAATAGTTGTCAGCTGTTCCTTGTATTTCTATATACTTAAAGTCTTCAGTCAAACTGTCTTCTGGAGGATCTTGACCTCCAACAGTGTTATTTAAGTTTAAGTTACCATGCACCGCTTTTACATACACTCTCCAAAAACCGGTGTAAAGTGGTGGACTAAAAGTAAATTTAGCCGTATAGTCTTGCTGAGTTACTGTATCTCCGTTAGAACTAATAGTTCCGTTTTCAACTATAAAATCAGGTGCGCCAATAAAAGATTCTAGTAAAACACCTTGCGCGTTAAACTTTTGATATTTATAAACAGTAGCTTGAGGAGTGGCGTTGTTAGCAGCAATGCCAAGATTAGCAGTCCATAATCCACTTTCACTAGCTTCCTGTATAGTTACATTACCTTCTGTTTGAAAAAAGCATTGATCTACAGCTGGTTGCGATATTTTTATTATACTATCTGCAGCTTGATTTGTGTTATAAGGGTGACTACCAGCTATAGTAAACTCTCTTGTTTCTGCTAAAAGATTTCCAGGTATAACATAGTCATTTGCTGTAAAAATAATTTTAAACTTATACATTGCAAGACCAGCGCCGTAAAATGCAAGACCAGGACCTTCGCCAAAAGTTATTGGCTCAAAAAGCTCTGGCCCTTCATAGCTGATATATGGAGTATCTCCAACGCCAGGAAGAGGATCACCATTTGCATTTAAACCTTCATTTGGCACAAAATTACCATCATCGTCTATTATACCTCCACTACCAGGTTCAAATATATTATTAAATACTAAGTTTGGAAACAGCGGAGAAGCATTATCAGGATCAAGTGATGACGTAAGAAGAAACTCGTTGTATATATCATTAAAGTCGCTAGCTGGTATTTTTATGTACAAAAATTTTTCTCCAGACGTGCTAGGTATTGTTACTACTTGCTCAGGACTTGTTTGATCAAAAAATTGATTTAAATCAACAAAGTTTGGAGTAGTAAGAGGAGGAAATAATACCGTACCTTCTTGTCCGCCTGTGTTATTTATAAACGTTAAAGTATTATTAATTGGGTTATAAGTAGGTTTTTGAGTTATAGTAACTTGATCAATTAATGTGTTGTCTAAAGGATGTGTTACTATTACTTTAACTGTTCTGTCTTCGTCAGTAGTATTTTCAGTAAATCTAACAGATACTGAAGCTAGTCCACTTCCTACTAGACCACTTATTGCAAGATTAGATCCGTTTGAAATAGGATCACTTGAGACATCTATAATGTAACCTTCACCGCCTGACTCATAAGAAAGCGTGAAATTAGTATTTGTAAAATTACCTTGATTAGCATAAGCTGTAACTACAACAGGAGATAAAGAATCTCCAGCTCCGGATATAACATCGCCATAGCCGTTAAAATTAAGCTTAGGACCTGAATTAGTTAAAGCAGAATCAGTGCCGTCTAAATGATCAAATTGATCTGAATATGAAAATGGGAGGACTTCGTATTGAACTTTAGCATCTAAAGTTTGAACCTCGCTTTGGCTTATAATCAAAGTATCGTCAGGCGTACTAGAGCTGTTTACAGCTGAAAACAAGTTTAAAACTAAGTCTCTAGCACTTCCGGTATTTGTAGATAAAGAAAAACTACAATTGTTTAAGCTAACAGACTGTGGACCACCGCCGCCAGTGCCTATGTAGCCGTTAGTTTGAGGCGTTAACCAAGTAGTACCATCACCAGTTATAAATCCACCGTCAGCTACCTGCACAGATGGTACTGCAGGAACGTTTTGAAATATTGGTATAGATATATTTGATATATCATTGTTATCATCAAAAAAAGCTACAGGAACGCCATCAGTTTCTGCATAAGATTGAAACTCACAACTAACAGGTATAGAGTTTGTAAATACAGTTATATTATTGTTGTCATCTATAATAACGTTTTCTTCTTCAGTATTATAAAATATAGAATAAGCTTGAGAAGTTAAAACACTTGTACTACCAGATATTGACGTACTACTAGTTTGTTGTATCTCATAGTTGTCCGCTTCAATAAATGGTGCTATTTGTAAGCTAGCTAAATTATTAGGATTATAAAAATGAAAATTACCAGAGTTTAACGTTATATCAAATAAAGGCTCGTTTGTTCCGTTGTTGTTAGCAGTATACGCAGTATACAAATAGCTAACAGAGTTTGGAAGCATAGAGTCTATAGGTATAAGTAATCCTAAACTTTCAGTTTCACCAAAAGATATAGATACAGTTTCTCCTTGGCCTATACCTGCTCCAACTACAGTTATAGTTCCTTGCACTTGAACTGTAGTAGAGAACGTTGAAGCAGTAACTTGTACAGCATGTGATAAATCTTCAGTAATACTTCCTGTAAAAGTAATCGTAGCTACTACTGTGTTAGTTAAAGTACCACCTATGCCTGTATCAGCAAATGTTATACTACTAATAAAGCTTGGTAAAGCATTAGAAACAGTAAATTGACTAGCAGCTATAGAATAACCTTGAGTAGGCACTATTGTAAAAGTACCTGTGCTAGGTAGTGTAGATATATTATTTGCACTAAAACCTGTAGAGCTAAACTGTTGATCAGAAGAAGTGTTAAGAGTAACGCTAACGTCAAACCCTTCGCCAAAACCAACTGTATCAGATATAGCGTTTGCGCTAATTTGACCAATGCCTTGCAAAGTGTTTTCATTAAAATCTAAGTTACTAGTAACAGCGCCGTCAGCTAAATTTGTATGAGAAGTTGTTATGCCTTTTATAAAGTTAAACCATTTATTTTCTTTATCTATAAACTCATCTACAACACCTTCTTGCAAGTCAGTGTTTATAGATTCGACATACCAGCCGTTTTTAGCTGTTAAATTATAAAAAGCTTCATCTTGAGTATTTGCTACAACTCTACTTTGAGTTCCTTCATAATTTAAAGTACTAAAGCTTTTAACAACGCTTGGCGAGTTATTAAATATTACATCTATTGTAGAATTAAATTGAGTTTCATAAAAATTATTGTGAGTTTCATTGTAGTGATGAAGCCACATTTTACCATCTTTAAAAGTATAATATCTATTATTTAAAGTGGAACCTTGTTCTTTTATAAAAGATTTAAAACTTGTCCAACCTTTTACTTTTTCACCGTAGCTAACTGTATATACGTTTTTTTGACCAGATATATCAGCATTGTTCGTGTGTATTGTTAAATTGTATTCATCTTTTCTACCATCAAAATCACCTATACATACGGCTGCATTTTTTAAATTATCATAAAAAAAGTTTTTCATACCAAAGTCTGATACAGCAGTTATGCCATCTCTTGATAATCTACAAACAGCACCTCTATCTATATCTGTAAAGTAACATCTAAACTCGTCAGAAGCAAATGACTCTGGATTTTTAGATATACCGTAATCGCCTAAATATGGTATTGCTTGCCCTAAAACTCTATTAGTTGATAAAAGCTGAGAATTACCATCAGCATTAAATAAAGCGTCTTTTTGCGTTAGTATTTTTAAAACTTTATTTTCACAAAAAGCTAATAAATCTGTATTTCTAGTAAAAAGTTTTTGTATACTACCGTACTCTGGATTTAATCTTTTAATTATATTTTCAGCCATTAAGAACTCATTAGCTCTATTAGTTCCTGTAGCCTCGTTAATTATTTGTGAAAATATTATATCATTTTCTTTGTGATCTCTTTGATAATCTGGATCTGGTAAAGAAGCTTTAAATCCGCTTTGTTTTCCAGTACTAGTGTAAGAATACATTGTGCTAGCGTTAAAGTCATCTCTAATTCTGTCTGACTCTACGCCATTTCCAAAAGTAAAGCAGTTAACAAATCTTAATAAAAACTTAGATGAAAAATTTGAAATTGAAGTTTTATGAGTGTAAGGATAAATTTTAAGTTTATTACCAGAGCATAAGCCTATAATTCTTAATGTATAATAACTTCCATCAGGCCTAGTAAATCTTAAAATTTTAGGAGGTATGTTAGTAAGATCATTAGGGCCAAAAAGATTACCAAAGTTATGGTTAGTATATACTATAGCACAGCCTTCCTCGTGAAACTGAAGTTGATTAGCGCCAAGACTACCAGCGCCAGATACATTTTCTACTTTTATTAAGTTAGGCAAGTTATTAAAAGTATTTATTTCAGCAATACTAAACCCACTTTCTAAAGTTATAGTGTCTTTATCTTTTATTAATACGCTAGCTTTTTCTCCTAATAAATTTATAGGATATGCTTGGCTCACTTCGTAAAATAAATCTAAGTCAACTTTTTGTTCGTCAACTACTTCAAACACAGCGCCGTTATTAGTGTTTTCGTCGTCAGTAATAAATGATATACCTTCTTCGTCGTTATTTATGTTTAATTGAAACTCTTCTTCAGCTTCTATTTTAACAAAAAACTTACCGTTTACGTCATCAAAGTTTGCGCCTAAAGCGTCAAGATCTAAAGCACCAGTGCCTGTACCTATGCTTATTTGTTGCGTAGTGTTACCTTGATCGTCTGTTTCTGTTTCTATTGTAGCATTACCTACTATATCTAAAACTCTATACTTAGCTTGTTCGCTATGTACAGCTATAGAGTTTCCGTGTTGTTTCTTTTGAATTAAATAACTACCTATTTTAACTTTACTTCTATCAGCAGAATTAAAAGCAAGCCATACATTATTGAAAAAATTAATGTTATCGTCTTCACCTGTTTGCCCTGTAGGATATGCTTTGTATAAAACTAAGTTATGATATTTAGAAGCTATTTCTTTTACATAAAACTTGTAGTAATCTGCCCAGTAAGGAGCTTTGTTGTGTATTTGAGCTGACAGCCTATTTACTAAATCACTAAAAGATTTTCCAACTCTTAAGCTACTAGTTTTATCTAACTGCACAGCAGACTCTCTACCATGTGCGTCAATATATACTACTCCAATTTCGTAAGTTCTAATAGACTTAATAGAAGGCTTAGCTTGTTCTGTTACTAAAGCTTCAGTGCTGTCTGGAGCATTAGTACAAGCAAAAGCACAGTTTTTTAATCTAAGAGATGCTGTATATTCATCAACGCCTCCAATCAGACCATCTCCCAACTGCGCTTTGTTGTGGCAAAAGCCTGCAGCTACTTTTTCTCCAGCATTTAAATAAACTGTTATTGTAAACTCATGGCTAGTGTAATCTCTTACAGGAGCGCTTGAAGTGATTTTCATATTTATAGTTGAAAGACTATCAGAAAAAACACTAGGGTGATTAATATCCATGTTGTCTCCAATATGTATATTATCCCAGTCTTCCCATATACCGTTTTGATCAACTCTAAATAATCCAAACTTAGTTCCTTTACAATCTAAAGAAAAAGTAGTGCTAATTACTCCGGTATTACTTATTTGACTAAAAGGTCGTTTTATTACAGCTGCATCTGCTTTAGCAGTAAAAGTATAATTACCTCCTATTGGCGCTTGAAAATATGGGCCTTTAGCTTGTACAGAAAAATCAGTAGGGCCATCTACAGCTGGTGATGAACCAACTGGTATTTGATTATTAAAGTTGTTATCAGGATCATTTTCTTCAAAAGTTGGTATTCCCCAAAGCGTTGAAGTTTGTAATCCTTGAGGAAAATCAGGACTTGTATTGTTTGCTCCTCCAAATGATAAATCATCAAACTGATCTGCAGCTTCATCAGCTATCAAGTCTATTGGTTGACCACTTGTGTTTGTAAAAGCATTATAAGGATATATGTTAGAATTAGCCATTAACTCACCAACAGGAGTACCTTCGCCGCCTTGCGAAGAAGAAAATTCGTTAGTAGCAGTAAATACTTGAGTGAAAGAAACAGGAAGACTCTCAACGTTATTATTTATAGACGGTGTTATTTTTCTAAAAGTTTCATCTTCTATATTGTAGTTTTCATGATAGTTACCATAAACTAGTCTAGACGCTGTTATTTCTTGTGATCTAGCTTTTATAGGAACATTATCAAATATTCTTAATGATTGACTTTCTTCTAATGTTTTTCCAAAAACTTCGCTACTTATAGTAACATTACCTTTATAAGAACTAAAAGGCGTACCAATAGTATCCCAGCTAGAAGATCCTCTTTTAAAAGTTTCTATAGCGTGTACTAAAGTTGAGTTTGTATTTTTAAATAACAGGTCAACACACTCAACATCGTCTGGTATATAAGGAGGTATAAAATCAAGAACTTTTATGTCTTGAACTTTATTTTCCATACCATCATTAAACCCTTTTAACGGATTAAAAGAATAAAATCCTGGTACAAAAGCTATATCGGAATATGGAGATATAGCAGAGTACTCACCATCAACATACTTGTATCTATAAGCAAAACATACAAAATCGTCTTCGTAAACTTTTTTCTTATTTTTTAGCGTAGCGTTCCAAGTTTCAGCTGGCTCACTACCATCATAATTTTCAGCAAGATTTACTAGTCTAACTGTAAATATATTGTAAGTATTCGCTGCGCCAGGATCAGATCCTATTATTTGAACTGAAGCTTGAGAGCCAGTTTGTTGTCCTACTAAATCTAACACGTCACCTATTCTCCAATTAACCTTAGATACAGAACATCTAATTTGAAGAAAATCAGGTTGACCATTCACAGCAGTAGGGTCAGGTGAAAAAGGTTCGTTTTGATCGTTAGAAAAATCAAAAGCACTAAATATTCCGTCTGCATTTAAAGCTTGTATAGATCCAAAAGTTATAAAACTATAAAATACACCTTGATTTTGTTGTATGATAGAGTTATCTCCAAAGCCTTGCCCACCTATCTCTGTTATTTCTTCTACAAATCTATCATTTACTGTAGTAACTATTTTAGGTTGAGTTAAAGGATTTTGTTTTATTACAGTTATTAAGCTTTCTTTTAGCGGTGTTGATATTAAATTACCAGCGCTATCGTTCCATCTATGAATAGAGTGAGTGTATATAGCGTTGAACTTATGTCTAAATCTTTTTAAAGATACTTTTTTAGGCTCAGTTTTATTGTCCGTAAAGTATAAAATATCATTAATTAAATTTATACCTGTTATAATATTATTTTTAGGTGTAGGTGTAGTAGGAGTTCCAGTAGTATTAGCTTCAGTTTGCTCTAAACCATCGTTAAAATTTAATATTCTAGATGAAGTAAACTTAAGCACAACGCCATTATCTATATCTATTTGATTGTAAAAAAATCCGCCTTGCGTTGTTATTTCTATTTGACCATCATTTTCAGACGAAGGTAGTATTTTTTTTACATAAACTTTACTGTCTTCTCCCCAAAGATCAACTCCATTTAAGTCAACTTTTTGAACACGCATACCAACTCTTATTCCAGCTGGAACATGACTGCCGCCTTGCACTCCAACATCAAAAGCTACAGTCGACAAGCCTGTAATTAAATTTTGAGTTTCTTGAATATTTGCGGCAGATCTAACTTCATAAACATCTGTTAATACTGGCCTAGTAAAGCCACCGTTTTTATTTTCGTAAGCATTAAACTCAAATATACAATCAGATATTATACCTGTTTTTCTAATAACTCCATTGTAAGTTCCATCGTCTACTAAATCAGAAGCTTTGTGAATAAAGCTATAAACCCTTTTGTTTGTTTCATCAGAAAAACTAGCTACGCAAAAAGCATTGTTACGATCACCTGTAACTCTTCCAGGTAACATATTTCTATGATCTACAAAGCCAACAAGCTCATTACCTTTTAAATTTTGAGCTGAGCCAGTATTATTATCTTCAGAGCTAGATATTTGTATATTAAGAGCATCTCTATATTGCCCATTAGGTATCAACCTCTCATCGAGGTCTTTATTCATTTTGCTCTTGAGAAAATTTTTCTTAAACTCAGCCATTTATTAATGTTTAATTCGTTTAGACTTGCCTCTTAATATTTGAGTTAATTCACCAAGCTTAATATTAGATAGTCTAAGCTTAGCGTTTCTAGTAGCAGCTCTTTTATCTTTTTTTAATCTTTGAACAACATACTCAGGAGTTTTATCTCTATTAGATAATATAGCGTAAGCTATATGTTTATACATAGCTTCTTCTGCAAACTTATGCACGCGCATCTCAGCGTCTGTACCTAAACTATCACTTATATACTTTATAGTTATAGTTTTTCCTGAAAGCGAAGAGCTAAAATGGAATTTACCTTTTAATTCGTCTATATAGTATGTACCATTAGCTTGAGCTTGCGCTGGCTCTAAGCCATATCTTCTACCTAAGAAAAAGTCAAATAAATCATTATCATAATCGTGATAATCACTATTTATTACTACAGACTGATTTTTAAAATTTTCCCAAGTATTAGACTCTGTTTGTAAATCTATGTTACCGTCAGCTGCAGCATCTATAAAGTTTTCATCACCTATAGCACCTGTTTGAAGCGGAGCTGTAGGATTACTACTATATATAGCTGGGTACAATATTCTTTCAACGCCTGAAGCATCTGTTCTACTTAATTTAACATAGTGAACGTAGTCTTGAGGTATTGAAACTTGTAATGTAGCTGGCACTTCTAATTCAAAAGATTTAACGCATTTTAAAGTATCAAAGCTAAGCTCTTGCAAAGCTCTTTGCGCGTGAAACCTAACATCTGTCTTACTAACTTTACTTATTAGTTTATCTTCACCAACATATATAACTAAAAACGCGTTTATTATATCTGTTAAAGAAGTAAACTGATACGAGCCAAAATTTGATCCGCCATAATAAGATGATTGAGTTTGCGATATTTGAGCCATTTATTATTGTTTTTCTTGTTGTATATCTGCTGCTTCTTCTCTACTTGCTTGATTATATAACGCTGGATCTTCTATAGATATACCAGCTAATTTAAGTATAGTGTAAACTAAGTTAGATTCTTCTGACTGATGAACTTCAAAGTTTTGAGCATCACTAGCGCTAGAGTTATATATTGCTTTACCTAAAACAACATTATAAGTCCAGTTTACTAGAGCTGGCTTTTTAATATAATCGCATGTAACATTGCTAGTTTTTTGAGATATACTAAAGTCTGCGCTAGATGTATGACCATAAACTTTTATAGCGTCTTCAGTTCTAATATAAATTGGAAACTCATTTCTTGGTGATAAAAGATAACTATTTTGTATTCTATAAAAATCTTTTAATGATATAAGTTCAGCCTCAACACCATTAAATCTTACACAGCTTAATCTATATAAATCTGTAGGTAATGTTGTTCCAGAAGTTACAGTAGAGTTGTACTTTTCAAAAGTACTTATTTTTTCTTTTAAAATTTCTATTGGATCAGCATGAGTTGTATCATTGCCGTGAACTCTTAAAAATTGATTTAAATCATAGAAGTATTGATCGAATATGTCTAACTGAGCTTGATTAGCAAGTCTGTTAAACTCTTGAGGATTTATATAACCTCTTTGTTCTTTGTTGGCAATAGCCAATACTCTTTGATAAACTTTGTTTACTTCTACTGCCATTTATTTTATTTTTAATATAAAGTTGAGCCACCTCTCTTGGCAGCTCAACTCTATAAATAATCACTTATTTTAAGCGCTTTTCAATATTGGAATAGACTTCCATACCTTCATCAGTTTTAAACCAATGTGCTAATGCTGTATATGGATGCTCGTCAAATGGTACTGTCATTATTTTTCTATTATTAGACGACCATAAAAAATAACGTTGATCGTTAGACAGTGATATAATGCCAGACTCTACAGCCCTTATACCAAAGTTTCTTAACGTTACATTATCATCAGAGGCTAACTCTAAGAAGAGAATAGGATTTCTACGTGCAAATAGTAGTAAATCTCGTTTAAGCTCCTTAGAACTTAAGTTAGCAACTTCAGAGCCTTTTTCTACGCGCATAATAGCTTCAGCTAAATCAATATCAATATTTCTAGCTAAATCTAAAGCTTCTATTTCCATTTCTAAAACTTCTATTTCATCTGCAGCTGCAGCAACTGGTTGCCACTCGTAATAAAGTTTATCTTTATGCGGATGATAAAGCGATAAAAGTTTTTGTAATACTGTTTTATTTTTAGGAACATATAGTGCTCCGTTCCTAAATATAATATGAGAAAGTCTTTGATCACCTTTCATTTCATCTACAAAAGCAGTTCTTTGATTTTCACAATACTTCAATTCTCTTTCGTATTGTTTTTCTTCATCAAACCAATATATACCTGCAGATTTTATCATATAAGACAAAGGTTTTCTATCTTGCGTTAAGTAATAAACCCTATCTTTGACTTCCCAAACTGGTTTTTTAGGTTCAGGCTTTTCTTTAATTTTAACCTCAACCATTTCATTTGTAGCTTTAATTTCTGGCTGAGCTACTTCAGCTTTTTTTGTTTCTTTTTTTGCCATGATATAATATAATAAAAATTAAAAAGCCAAGGGCCGAAGCCCTTGACTAAATGTTTATGCTTACTTCATCAACATGAAGTTGTTAGCACCTTGAACGACTAAACATCTTTCAGTTAAGAAGTGTAGTTGCATTGCATCTAAAGCAGACGTAGCAGCACCGACAGAGCCAGTAACCCAAGTCTTCATTCTACGATCATCTGTTTGAGAAGCTCTAAATCGTACGTGTAATAACGGACGTCTAACAGCTGATCCTACAGTTTGATCATATACAGAAGAAGATCCAGCAGGAATAATAACCCCACGGATAGCGTTAACTGTATCTCTTTCGTTGATACCACCACGAGTAGCTTTATCGTTTAAGTAACGGAAGTCAGACTTATAAAAGTCGTAAGATCCTCTACGGAAACCAGAAAAGCCTAAGTTTAATGCCATATCTTCAGAGTTGTCAAATACACCGTAAGATGTACCACCAGCTCCGTAAGAATTCATTGAAGCTAACATATCATCAATAGCTAAACTAGTAGCTCTATTAACGAATAACATGTTTTCTTCAATAGCGCCTTGCTTATCAAACTCTGCTAAAATAGCATCAAACTCAGCTAAATCAGTAGCAGCGTTAACACCAGTTACACCAGTAGTAATATTACCTCTGTCTTCAATAGCAGCGAATAAACCTTCAGTACCAGTTAATGTAGTACCATCAGTTCCTAAGAAAGCATCAACTTTTGAATTAGCAGCTACAGTCTTTTTAGACTCAAGCATTGCCATTTCAATATAGTCAGTGAAACGAGCTCTTGTATCAGACTCAGCTTTTAAATACCATAAGTAACCAGAAGCTCCGCCTTCAGAAGAAACTTCAACCCAACCAATACGAGATGCATCAGATCCTGATACTTCGTAATAATCTTTCATGATAATAGGTTTGTTCTGGAAAGACTTGAACTGTGGTTCATTAGCTTGTCTTGAATCAACTAACGCAGAGCCTGGGGCGTTATAGCCAACTCCTTTAGCAAACTCAGATCCATAAACTAATAAAGTTGCAGAGTCGCCAGATCCAGCAGCTAAACCAGCGTTAGCAAATGTAGCTGTACTATCACCAGCGTCATATAGCGCAATACTAATTTGATCATTTGAAACAGCTGTTACAAGACCACGTGCTGTAGCGCTAGCGTCAGCTACTAATACCATATCGTTAACTCTTACACCATGATCAACAGCTGAAGTACCAACAGGGTTACCGTCAATATCAGTGTCGATTTCAAAAGTACCACCCTGTTCGTTACTGTTACCAGTTTGTTGAGTTGCATTAGCAATGTGTCCTTTATATGATAGATGTAATCTACCTTGTTCAGACCATACAACTTGATCAGCTGTCATAGCCTCTTCTGCACCTACTTGAGCAAGGAAACCAGAAATTGTACGAGGTCCAAAAACCTCAGCTTCTTTTTCCATCAAGTCAGGTACGTATTGTTGCGCCCAGCCTTGTCCAGCTGAAGACGCTAAATCTAAATAGTTGTCTTCTAACGTCTGTTTAGTTGACGATGGAACACTATTTAAATTATCACCTGCAGTAATTGCCATAATAAAATGTTTTTAAATGTTATCTATTCTTTTTAATTTTAAACTTAAAATCGTTAGAGCTATCACCTAAAACCCTTACTTTTATCCCGCTATTATTAGCCACTTCACCAAGTTGTTGTCTTGGGTCCATGTTAACGTTCTTAGACTTAGCAATGCTTTCTTTTATAGCATCAGCTTTGCCTTGCTCGTAAAAGTGTTGAGCAATAGCATCTGGATTCATAGCTGTAAATAAAGATTTATGATAACCCTTAGCATCTGACATTTCATTACTTTCGTTCAAAAACTTTTTGACAAAGTTATTAATATCGCTTTGAGTATCTTTAACAGAGTCCGTGTTTTTAACGTTGTACCTAAACTTTTTATCTCCAATATTAAACTCAAAACCTTTGAAGTTTTTATTGAATAATTGATTAGTTTTATTTAAAAACGTTCTCTTCTGTTTTTCAGCCACAATCTTTTGCTCGTCCGATTCTTTGTTGTATCGGTTGAAAAAGTCTATAGCTTTTTGCTGCTCAGCGGTGAGCTTGCTTCCAGCTTTAACTTCTTCGTAATATTTAGACTTTTGCCCGTCTAAGTAGGCTTTCGCTTCAGCAACTTGCTCTTTCAAAGCGATTTTCTTTTTTCTAATATCTTTTTCATCATCAACCTCTTCATCATAAGAGAAAGTTTCGTCCATTAAAAACTGTCTTTCTTCTTCTGTTAAATGAGGTTTAGTAGCTCTATAATATTCTTGAAGAGCTGTTAGATTATCCATGTCGTTGTAATCTTGGTTTAGTCTAACATAGTCTTCTAAACTACCACCTGTATCTTCCATGAAGTCAATTAACTTCTGTATATTTTCTGGCAGCGGCTTGCCTGTAGCTTCTGCTTCAGCAATAGCTTCTTGTACTTCTTCAGCTATTTCTTCAGCTTGTTCTTCAACTTCTTCTTCAGTTATTTCTTCAACAACGGATTCTTCATCTTGAACACTTTCTCCGGTAGATTCTTCATCTTTTGTTTCGACGTTTTCCTCACGAACCTCTTCGCTAGTTTCGGATTCGTCGCGAACAGGTACCTCATCTGTGCTTTGCTCTCTAGTGGCATCTTCTTCTATAGGTTTACTTAAATCTACTTTAATAACGCTATCATCGCCAGCGCTATCAAATTTACTTTCATCAACTGCTTCTGCAGTTTGTTCTTGCGTAGTCTCATCAACTACATTTTCGTTTTCTTCCATAATAAAATAATATATAAATTAATAGTTTATCTAGGATCAAATGCACCTAGATTAAATCCACCGCCAAGTATATCATTACCTGCAGACTCAAAGTTTTTAGGTGAACCACCTGTTTTTCTTTGCTCTATAAGTTCTGACTGTTGACTTGCTTGTATTTTTGTTCTTTCGTCTTTACGATCTTCTTTGTTATTTTCTCTTTGCTTTAAAGTTTCAAACTCTAATTTTTTTAGTTGAGAATTTAATTCAAACTCTGCTTGCATTAACTCTTTTTTAGCAGCTACTTCTTGAGCCATTTTTTGAGAGTTAAGATTAAATTTAACTTGCTCTAGCTGCGCACTCATTTGAGTCATAGCTTGTTGTTTTTGAACTTCAGCTTGAGCAGCCACTTGTTGAGCTTGAGCATTAGCCTGCGCTTGAGCTTGTATATTTTGCTGCTGCATAGCTTGATCTCTTTTTAATTTTTTAGCTCTACGCAATTTAAGCATTTGATTAGCTAGCTTTATATTTCTTATCTCTCTTAAATCAATAGCATCTTCTAAATCAATATTTTTTTGAGCTAAAGCTTGCTGTATATTATTTTCAAGCAATGCTTTTTCTTCTTCATCAGGAGCTAACTCTATAAATATACCAAAGTCATATAAGTGTAACTCAGAAAGCTCTTCAAGTATGGCTACATTATGAGCGCCTATGGCTTGTACAAAAGCATCGGCAGTTGGAGAATATTCTAGTATATCAGATATTCTAAGAGATAAACACTCACAAACTTCAGATGTTAAGAATAGACCAGCTTGTAATATATGTCTTGTAGCTGTGTTACTATTTGCAGCTGCTAATTTTTGTACGCCAACTAAAGCATTTTTATCAGGTAAGCTACCATCTCTAGCTTCGTTAAGACCTGTAGTATCGCGTATCATTTGTAGATAATAGTTGTAGTTACCTATCAAAGCTTGTAGTTTTCCACCGCCAGAACCACTTGTTATTTCTTGTATTGGTACTTTTCCAGGATTTATATCACCGTCTTGTGTCATTGATCTACCAATAACACTACCTGTTTGGAAAAACATATTTAAAGCTTCCTGCGGGTTATAATTTGTTCCATTACCTAAATCTATTTCAGCTAAACCATCAGCGTCTAAATAAACACCGTCTGGCACCATACGAGACATTAGTTGCTGTATTTTTAAATGAGTTAGTTGTATCATATCAGCAAAACCTGTTATTCTACTAACTAAGCTTTCTATTTGACCTTTGTATATTCTAGGCGCAACAATACTATAGTTCATTTTAACTTTAGTATAATCACTTTTGGGTCTCATCATGTTTTTACACATCTCCCATTTAACAAGCTTTCTAGCACCTAATATATAAGCTCCTTCGTATAAAACTTCTACAGCTCTTGTTATTCTTTGAAAGTTTTCATTTTCAGGCGGATTAAAACTATCATCTTTTGATATAGCTTTGTCAGCGCCTGTAGATGTTTGTTTTATTTTATAAACATCATTCATGTAAGTTTTATAATTAAAATATAAAACTTGAACAGTATTTGTGTCTTGCTCTTTATAGCTAGAATAATCTTCTATTCTGCTGTAGCCACTATTTTTACTTATTTCTTCTAATTCTTCTTGTGTAAGATGTGGAAACTGTTTAGCTAGTTCATTTAAAGGTATTCTTTTTATTTCACCAACATAGTATATATCTTCAAAGTATGGTGAATCAGAATATGAATAAACTAAATCTGCAGGATCTACATATTCTACTGTAACACCTTCTGATGTATTAAAATTAGTTTTAACACAGCCAATACCTAAAACAGTTAAATCGTAGTAAAATCTTTTCTTTATTAATTCGTACTTACTACCTTCTAAAAGAACAGATAAAGCTTGCTCTTCAGCTATTTCAATAGCTTGCTTATACGTTAGCTGCATGTGCAAAGCTAATTCTTCTTCGCTGCCAGGTATTGTGGCTGGATCATTATTATATAAGTTTATACCTAATTCTTTTTGAGCAAAGTCATTTAACTCTTTTGCTCTCATATCAGATATTATAGAGTCCATATATTCTGTACGCTTAGCTATACCGTTTGGATCTTGAGAATATGCTTTTATATCGTAAGTTCTTTCAGCTATACCGTTAACAACTATATCAACAAACTTAGGTATAATAGGCACAGGCTTCCAGTCTAAATTTAAATAAGATAAATCACCATTTATAGATAACTCATCTTTGTATTTTTGTATTGATTGCTCTCCTCTAGCGTAAGATCTTAGCTTGTGGTATTCTTGTTGATTACTTGCATATCTAGTAGTTCTATCAGATCTAAGACTACCATTTACTCCAGAGTTCCACTCTAACTCTATAGCCATAGCTACTTTTTCACCATAGTCAAAGCTTAATTTTTCTACATCACTTACTGCTTGACTTGGAAAGTAATTATTAACATAACCTGTTTTATTACTCATTTCTTATTATTTTAGATATATTTCCATTGTTGCTATATTTAGCAATATTTAAATTTAATGGCTTTTTATTAACAGTGCTTGTTGGTCTATATAAGTGTCTATTGCAAGCCATTATAGCTAGACCAGAACTTATAGATGCATCATGCTTAGTTCTTTTGTTTATATCAAACTTTGCCCAATCATTTAGCGTTTCGTTAAAATATATATTACCGTAAACACCGTCGCCTTTATTGCCAACGTGATCATTAATATACATCTCAATAGCAGCTGCATGTGCTTGCTTAATATCTTCGCTGGAATTTGGTATACCACCTATTTCTTTTTCTGCAGTACTTAATTTATTCCAAATCTTATCAGGCCTGTTCATACTAAAACCTCTATAGCCTCTACGCTTTAAATAATATAGTAATCTTGGTTTATTATTTTCCGCAAGCAATGGCATACCGTAAAACACTAAAGCCATTAATACATCTTCAAAAAATATTTCAGCGGTTTGTGGTCTAGCTATATATTCTAAAAAAAACGAATTAGCAGGCGCGTCTTCCATGCTAAACTTAGTTAATCCATGAAGAGATCCGTTAGATCCTCTACCATCAACAGTACCACTAATATCATAACTATCGCAGCCAAAAGCTCCCATGTGATCATTTCCTGGATATTTTATTCCGTTTCTATTTATAATTCTATTTTGCAAACTACTAGAAGGTACCCAACTTACTTTAAACCTACCGTTTGGATCTGGATTAAAAACAACTTGAGTATCTTTAACTCCATTAACCCATTGAAAGTTTCCAACATTAACTGCCGCTAAGCTATTAGTGCCTTCATTGTAATCTATTTGTTCGTATATTTTAACTAAATTAAATATACTATTTTTTGTCTCATCTCTAAACGCATGCTCTTCAGTTCTTGGAAACTGTCTATAAAATTCGTTTAAAGCATCTTGATCACTTTTTAAACCTTCAACTTCATTTTCCCAATGATCTATTACGCCAACATCAATTAATTCACCGTGTGGTCCGTATACATCATTGCTAGGGTTATTAAATGTAGGTTGTCCGTATTCGTCAATAAATCCTTCAAAGTTCCATTCCATTGGCATAAACAAAGAATATAAGCCAGACTTTGTTTGTCCATTTCTATTTCTACTTCTGACGTCTGAGTCATTGTATAGTTTTTTAAAATTATTACCGCCTTTATCTAACGAGTTAGATGTTGAGCCCATCATGCACTTACCAACTACACGAGCACCTAGCCTTAAACAAGTTTTAGTTACTCGCCAATTATTTAAAATATTATCTGGTCTTTCCCACTTGCCACTTTCATCGTGTACTAACAAGTTAAGCTTTTCACCATCGTAACTGTTATCACCTGTATTTTTCCAATCAATAGTAGTGTCAAGTCCAACCAGCTCTTCTTGCTTTTCGTTCGCCGTAATTTTTCTACGCGTAAA